AGATGCTTCACTTCTAACTTTAGATGGAGGTGGGCCTGGTGGAAATGATCAATGGATTAATTTTGACGCAGAATTATAGGAGTAAAAATGGAAATTACTAATGCACAATATGTTCAATACAAAAATCGAAATGTATCTATAAGTTGTACTATTAATGGTAAATTTCATTCTGTACCAATATCAGAAGATAACAGACATTATGTGATGATAATGAAACTTGTAGAAGCTGGTGAATTAACCATAGCAGATGCAGACGAATGATATAAATAAACTAATGGCAACTTCAACTATTAATAAAACTAGAACATACAAAGATTTAGACCTCACATTTACAAAACATCCTGTGAGGAAAGATGTTAGCTTTCATTTTGATGAATATGCCGTAATTAATTCTATTAAGAATTTAGTATTAACAAATCATTATGAAAGACCATTTCAACCTGAAATTGGTAGTAATGTAAGACGATTATTGTTTGAGAATGTAGATGTTGTAGTAGCTGCACAACTTGAGAGAGAAATATCAGAAGTTATAGACAATTTTGAACCTAGAGCTTCAGTATCAAGAGTTACAGCTGTTCCAGCACCTGATGAGAATGGTTATAGTATTGAATTAGAATTTTTCTTGGTAAACAATCCAAGTCCAGTTTCAATTAATTTTTTTCTAAAAAGAGTTAGATAACAATGGCAGACAGACTACGAATAACAGAATTAGATTTTGACACAATCAAAACTAATTTAAAGACATTTTTAAAACAACAAGAAACATTTTCAGACTACGATTTTGATGGTTCAGGTTTAAGTGTTCTACTAGACACTCTAGCATATAATACACATTATAATGCTTACTACTTAAACATGGTTGCCAACGAAGCGTTTATGGACACAGCATTATTAAGAGATTCTGTTGTATCACACGCAAAGAGTTTAGGTTATACACCGTATTCAAGAAAAGCACCAGTAGCTACAATAGATGTTAGAGCTAATTCAACATCATCTACTGCTGGTACACTAACAATACCTGCTGGGTATTCATTCTTATCTAATCAAATAGACGGTGTTGCATATAACTTTATTGTATTAGAAGATACAGTCGTATCAAAATCTAATACATCATATTTCTTTGATGACTTACAAATTAGTGAAGGTCAATATGTAACTTATACTTTCACACAAGATAATGCAACAAATCCAAAACAAGTATTTACATTACCTGATGAGAATATTGATACGACAACAATTAAAGTTTCTGTATCACCTTCTTTAGGTAATACTCAAACATCAATTTATACAAAAGTAGAAGATACATCAAATGTAACAACAACATCAGAAGTATTTTTTGTACAAGAAAGTAAAAACAAGAAATATCAAATCTATTTTGGTAATAATACAAATGGTAAAAAACTTGGTGATGGTAATATAATTACAGTAAATTATCTTTCTACAAATGGTTCAGAAGCCAACAAAGCAAACAACTTTGTAGCTTCTTCTACTTTAACTGATAGTCTTGGTGAATCATTATCTACATTTACAATTACACCAGTATCAGCTGCTTCAGGTGGTGCTGAAAGAGAAACTATTGATGAGATTAAAGCTAGTGCAACTTCTCAATTCACTTCACAAAATCGTTTAGTTACTGCTAAAGATTATGAATCATTTGTTAAGAAAAGCTATCCAGCCGTTGATTCATTATCAGTATGGGGCGGAGAAGAAAACATACCACCAGTTTATGGTAAAGTATTTGTTTCACTAAAAGCAAAAGACAACTATTATATTTCAGAAACAGAAAAGAAAAGAATTGTTGATGAAATCATTAAACCAAAAACAATAGGTTCTATTCAAACAGAAATTGTAGAACCTGCATTTCTATATTTGTTAGTAGAAAACTATGTAGAATATTTTGGCAATAAAACTACTCAAACTGATGAAGCATTAAAAGATGCAATCAGAACAGCTATTATAAATTACAAAAATGCAAACATTAATAAGTTTGACGCTACATTTGTATTATCTAAATTACAAGATGTAATAGATGCTGTTGATTTAAATGCTATTCGAGGTTCTGAAACAAAACTATATCTACAAAAAAGATTTACACCAAGTTTAAATACAGCTAAAAAATATACATTATCTTTTAATGCTGAATTACATAGAGGATCACTTACTGATAAATTAACCTCTACTGAAATCAAAATAAATGATAATTTAGGTATAGAAAGAACAGCACAAATTGAAGAAGTGCCTAATTCATTTTCAGGCATCACAAGTATTAATGTTTCAGATGCTGGTTCTGGTTATACAGAAGTACCAACAGTTACAATCACAGGTGACGGAACGGGTGCAACTGCTGAAGCTGTTATTGTTAATAGACAAATACAAAGTATAACAATTACAAACAAAGGTATTAATTATACAAGAGCACTTGTCACAATTACAGGCGGTAACGGAGTAGGTGCAACTGCAACAGCTGTTTTAGATGCAAGATTTGGCACATTAAGAACAGTATATTTTGATAATTTATCACAAAAACAAATTATTGATTCTAATGCAGGTACAATAGACTATGATACAGGTGAAGTAATTTTATCAAGTTTAAAAGTTAATTCTGTTGTTTCAGGAACAGAAGTTAAAGTTACAGTTGAAGCTGAAAAAGGTATCATATCTTCATTAAGAGATACAATTATAACAATAGATGAAGAAGATTCATCATCAATTAAAACAGAATTAGTTAAAGTTTAATGTCTGATAATAAAACCTCATTATTAATATCTCAACAAGTTCCAGAGTTTATTCGTGAGGACCATCCTACATTTGTTGCATTTTTAGAGGCATATTATGAATATCTTGAAACAAAACAAGGTGTTCAAATCAATGATTTATATGCAAAGGCTAAAAAGTTAAAAGATATACCTGATGTAGATGAATCATTAGAATTATTTGAGCAAAACTTTTTCAACAATCTTACTGACTTTTTACCAAAAGATGTTGAGATTGATAAAGAAAAATTACTTAAACAAGCACTTCCTTTATATCTTGCAAAAGGTTCTGAAAATGGATTTAAATTACTTTTCAGAATGTTATTTGGTCAAGAGTTAGTTGTAAATTATCCTAGAGATGAAATATTAAGAGCCTCTGATGGTAATTATGAAATTGATAATGCTGTTAGAGTTGCGAATGAAGTATATGCAACATATACAGGCGATGGTTCAACAACAGAGTTTCAATTAATAGATGAGTTAGATAGAGATAAGTATAAAGTTTATCTTGATGATGTGTTACAAACAGAAACAGGCACATATTTCATAAAGAAAGAATCTAAAACTCTTGTATTTTTATCTGCACCTGGTGATGGTGTAAAGATAGAAGTTTTACATGAAGATATAACATTAAGTTTACTTGTCAATAGAAAATTAACAGGCGTAACTTCTGGTGCAACAGCTTTAGTAGAAAGAGTTAATACAACTATTATTAATGAACAAAGAGTTATTCAGTTATTTGTTAATTCTAAAACATTAAATGGAACATTTCAAGTAGGTGAAAATATCACTTCTGATATTCTCATTGGTAATACATTAGTAGGATTAAGATACGCTACTAGATCAACAGTTTTAAAAATTAATATCACAGATGGTGGTGCAAGTTATAATGTTGGAGATCCTGTAATAATTACATCAGCAACTGGTTCTGTAAGAGATGCAAAAGCTATTGTAGAAAGTATATTTTCAGGTTCTATTGATAGAGTTACAGTTAGAGATGGTGGTGCAGGATTTCAAATCAACAAAACAGTTTCAGCTGCAGGATTTGCAGCTAATCAATTAGGTTTCACAATAGGAACAGTAGATTCTACTGCAACAAATACTGCTACATCATTGTATGTTTATGATGATGTTATTTCAGATATAGATCCAGAAAATGTTGCAATTGATTCAGATAACTGGAATTTTACAAGTAATGTTTCAACAGACGCAAACACATATCTTGGCACAAGAATTGCAGATGCGTTTGGTAATCTAACTTTTGGTGTTACAGGAAGTCAAACACCTCTTGGTGAAATTGACAAAATAACAATTACTGCTAACACAGTATCAGTTGATGAAGTTCCAGTTTTAGATGCTTCACCAGCTTCGATAGACATCACAGCCGTTGCAAATACAGCTGAAGATACTACATTAGAAATTAGAGAGTTTGGCTCTTTAGGTAAGTTAGTAATTAATAATCCTGGATTAGGTTATGCTGTTGGTGATGAGTTAGTATTTACAAATGTTGGAATGTCAAGAGGTCAAGGTGCAGAAGGAGAAGTTTTAGAAGTAGATACTGTTGGTGGTATAACAAAAGTTGGTCTTGTGTATTCAAAAATACAAGGAACAGCTGCTGTTACTGCTACTGATAATGTTATGGTTCAAGGAACAGGAACAGTATTTACTGAACAATTAAAAGTAGGTGATACAATTACTATCAATAATGTATCTAAAATAATAGATGTTATCGCTTCAAATACATCATTAAATGTTGATTCGGCTTTTTCTACTGGAATATTTTCAGGTAAACCAGTAAGACATAGAGAAAAAGATATTGTCGGTGGTTCAAACTATCAACAAAGTGAATTACCAACTGTTACAATTTCAACATCAGGTGGTACAGGTGGAAATGTTTCTGTTACTGCTATTATGGGAGATGGTGAAGATTTATTTGCTTCTGGTAGTAAAAGACCAGGTGAAATACAAGCAATTGAATTATTAGATGGTGGTACAGGAATTAATACAGTTCCATCAGTAGATTTAACTGGTTCAGGTGATGGTCTTGCAACTGCTACTGCTGAATTATCTAAATCATTTATAACATTTGAAGGTAGATTTAGGTCATCAGACAGTATCTTATCATCACAAGATAGAAAACTACAAGGTAGAGGATATTATGTTCCATTTTCATATGTTACTGTGTCTGAAACCGAGTTCGCTAAATATAAAACAATATTAAAGAATTTAATTCACCCAGCAGGATTTGCTGTATATGGTGAATGGAATAAAGAAAAAGAATTAATAAAAACAGAAGCTGTAACTGATATACTTTCAGATCCAGGAAATATTGAATCAGTAACAGGTACAGTAAATGTTGCAAATGACAGTATATATGTAACAGGAACAAATACATCATTCAATGTTGCTAATAGTTTAGGAATCATATCAACTGGTGCATATATTGCTGTAAATACTGAAATAAGAGTTATAAATAGCATAATTAGTAATACGAACCTTGAAGTTACAAGTGCGTTTACTATCACAGCCAACAATGAAGAAATGGTTGTAATGAATGTTGTTTATGATGCTATTTCAACAGAAGATGACATAGAGATTATGACAGAAAATAGAACAATACTCATAGTAGAAGAATAATATGGCCACCACAAAAATTACAGAATTACCAAATTTAGAATTAGCGGACATTGATGCTAATACTCAAAACACGATTTTAGTTGTTGTAGATGATTCAAGTGGTACACCTACAACAAAACAATTATCCTTACAGAATTTAGAATCAAAGATAGAAGATACATTAGGCGGTCAAGGAAGTGTAGCATTTGGACACGCTAATGGTGCTTTTGACCATGCTAACGGTGCATTTACAAAGGCAAACACAGATGCAACAGAAATATCAATTACTAGAGCTACTGCTGGTAATAGTACATATGTACCAACTCTGACAGTAGAAGCAAACGGTCGTATCAGTTCTATTTCTAATACTGAAATATCAGATGCAGATATTTCTCAAATTTCTTTAACAGCTGCTACTGCTGGTAATTCAACATTTGTTCCAACAGTAACAGTAGAGGCAAACGGAAGAGTTTCATCAATATCTAATACAGCGATTGATGATGGTAGTATTACAAATATTAGTTTATCAGCTGCGGCTTATGGAAATGCTTTTCATATACCAATAGTTACAGCTGAATCAAATGGTAGAATTGGTACAATTACAACAGTTGCAATTTCAGATTCACCTTATGCACACGCTAATTCAGCATATATTCATGCAAATGCAGCTTTTGCTGCGGCAAATGCAGCTGATGCTTCTCAAGTAACATCTGCATATGCTCATGCTAACGGTGCCTTTGATGCAGCTAATACAAATACAACAACAGCTGGTAATGCTTATGCTCATGCAAATGGTGCCTTCGACAAAGCAAATACCAATTCAACAACAGATTTTACTAACATATCAACAACAGCAGCTGCATACGGAAACGCAACATTTGTTCCTGTTGTTACACTAGAAGCAAATGGTAGAGTTTCTACAATAACAAATACAGCAATAGATACAACAACTGTTGATAGTGCTTACACTCATGCAAATGCGGCTTTTGATGCCGCAAATTCAGCAGGTTCAGCCGCTGTAAGTTCAGCATATGCTCATGCAAACGGTGCCTTTGACCATGCTAATGCAGCTTTTGGTCAAGCGAACACGACTTCAACTACTGCTACTACAGGATTAAATACTGCTTTAGCATCTTTTAATCACGCAAACGGAGCCTTTGATGCAGCTAATACATCACAATTAGATGCAACTGGTGGTTTTGCTCATGCTAATGGTGCATTTGACCATGCAAATGGCGCTTTCACTAAAGCAAATACAGACGCAACTGAAATATCAATAACATCAGGCTCACACGGAAACGCAACATTTGTTCCCGTTATTACAGTAGAGGCGAATGGTCGTATTAGTTCTATTTCTAATACTGCTATGTCTACATCAGATACTACATCAGTTTCACCAACAGCTGCAACATACGGAAGTGCAACAATAGTTCCTGTTGTTACAGTAGAGGCAAACGGAAGAATTTCTTCAATTTCAAATACTAATATAACCTATGACCATGCTAATAGTGCATTTGAACAGGCTAATCTTGCATTAACAACTGCTGAAACAGCTATTGCGATTGATAATAATGCTAACACAGCATTTGACCATGCTAATTCATCTTATGCTCATGCAAATAGTGGTTATGATGCAGCCAATACAGCACAAACCCATGCTGATGGTGCTTTTGACCATGCTAACGGTGCTTTTGCTAAGGCGAATACAAATGCTACAACAGATTTTACTAATGTATCAATAACAGCAGGTTCTCATGGAAATGCAACATTTGTTCCTGTTGTTACATTAGAGGCAAACGGAAGAATTTCTACAATAGCAAATACAGCAATAGATACAACAACAGCTGATAATGCCTATACCCACGCAAATGGTGCTTTTGATGCAGCTAACACTAATACAACAACGGCTGGCAATGCTTATACTCATGCTAACGGTGCCTTTACAGCCGCAAATACAGCACAAACTCATGCTAATGGTGGTTTTGACCATGCTAATGGTGCATTTACAGCTGCAAACACCAACACAACCACATCTGGTAATGCATATTCTCATGCTAACGGTGCTTTTGATAAAGCGAATACAGTATTTGACGGAACAGGAGTTGCATCTGTATTAAACATTACTGGTAACTTTATAGCAAACACAGAATATCTTGCAGATTCTACATCATTAACATCTGACCCAAATGTAGCAGTTTCATTTATAGTTTCACAATCAGATGCAACAGCAGTTGCTTTAGCAGATGGATATGCAAACGGTCAAATTAAAATATTAACTCTTACAGTAGATGGTGGCAATACTGCAACAATAACTCCTGCAACTTTCTTAAATGGTTCAACAATAGCATTTGATGATGCTGGAGATTCAGCTACTTTAGTCTATAACACAGAGCAAGGTTGGGTTTTACTTTCACAAAATGGTGCAACAATAGCGTAATAAGATATGTCAGATTATACATCAGAAAAATTAGCATTTAATAATGCAGAACAATTTAAAGAACAGTTCTACGAGCCAACACCAGATATAGGTTATGTTTTTCTTGGTAGACATTTAAACTGGCCAGATGAAGATTCACCAACAACTGCAACAGATACAGTAGCTACTGAAAAAGATGTGTGGTTGAATATGTTTGGTGCTAGAAAAGTTACAGGTGTAAATGTAGAATTAGTTACACCAAGAAGAAACTGGGCTACAGGTAAAAAATATAAAGAGTTTGATGATACAGTTGATATTGGTGATTTATTAACTGCTAACACCACATCAGGTTTACAACCAATGTATGTAATGACAACAGATAGAAATGTTTATCTCTGTCTAAACAATAATTTATCGGCAAATTCAACGGTTGAACCTACAGGTCAAAATTTAAGTGCAAACGGAAATATATCAACTGCTGATGGATACAAATGGAAATACTTGTATAATGTTAGACCATCAAGTAGATTTTTAACAGATAACTGGATGCCAGTTCCAACATCTACATCACAACTAGACTATGATGTATCTTCAACAGTAGCTGTTGATGGTGAATTATCACATATTATAGTTACAGGTGCAGGTTCAGGTTATATCCATAGTGGTATTACAGTAAGTGCTTTTGCATCTGGTTGTACAACATTAACAGTAGCTAATACTACAAACTTATCTGCTAATATGGCAATCACAGGAACAGGAATTGCTGGTAGTTCACATATAACATCAATAGATGCTTTAAATTCACAGATTACATTATCTAAATCTACAACATCTGCTGGTGGTGGAACAGGAAACAACGCAACAGTATCAACAAGAGTTTTCATTGATGGTGATGGAACAGGTGCTGTTGGTTCAGTCACATTAAGTGGCAATACGATTTCAAAAATAACAGTAGATGTAAAAGGAACAGGTTACTCAAGAGCAAATGTTTCATTATTCGGAACAGGAAGTAGTGCAACTGCAAGAGCAGTTTTACCACCAAAATATGGCCATGGTTACAATTCTGCTAAACAGTTAGGTGCAAAGAATGTAATGATATCTACTAGAATAGGTCAAATAGATACAACAGAGGGTGGATTAATTTCAGCAAATACTTCATTTAGACAGTATGGTTTGTTAAGAAACCCACATAAATATGGTAACAGTTCACCTGTAACAAGTAGCACAGCTAATAATGTTATTTCACAGACAACTGATATAACAGTTACTTCAGGTGATGATTATGAATTAAATGAATTTGTATTTCAAGGTGCAGATTCAGCAAATACAACTTTTAGTGGTCATGTAATTGATTTTACTTCAACAGTTGTAAAATTAACAAATGTGAAAGGTAGTTTAACTTTGGGTGAAGTATTAAAAGGTGCAAATACAAACACTTCAGGTAGAACAACAGTAAGTGTTCAAAATCCCGAATTTCAAACTGAAACTGGAGATATTTTGTACCTAGATAATATAACAAAAATACAAAGAACAACAGGTCAAGCTGAAAATTTAAAGTTTGTAATAAAATTTTAGAGGAAATAAATGGCAATCAATACTAATTTTAATGTCGACCCATACTATGACGATTTTGACGAAGATAAAAAATTTCTTCGTATGTTATTCAAACCTGGATTTGCAGTTCAGGCTAGAGAATTAACTCAACTACAAACAATTTTACAAAAACAAGTAGACAGATTTGGTCGTCATGTTTTTACTAATGGTTCAGTAGTATCAGGTTGTCAATATCATATTCAAGACGCTACATCTTTAAACTTAAATCCATCATATGCTACAACAGATGTTACAGCTAATAACTTTATAGATAAATCAATTTTAACAAATGATGATGCTAAAAGAGCAGAAGTAATTAAAGTATATGAAGCTGATACAGGTACAGATGAACCTATAACTTTGATGGTAAAACAAATCAGAGGTGAAGATTTAGCTTCTAGTGAAGAAATAAGAACAGATGAAACATCATCAGAAAAAGCAAATATTGCCACAACAGGTGTAAACACAGGTCAGACATTTTCTGTTAGTGATGGTGTTTTCTTCTATGACGGTTTCTTTGTAAAAGTTACACCACAAACTATTGCATTAAACAAATATTCAAATGCAGCTAATTTGATTGTTGGTTTTGAAGTAACAGAATCTACTGTTAAATCATCATCAGATACCTCTCTTTTAGACCCAGCACAAGATGCTTCTAACTATCAAGCACCAGGTGCTGATAGATTTAAAATAGATTTAATTCTTTCAACAAGAGCTTTAGATTCAACTGACACAGAACAGTTTATAGAATTAGTAAGAGTTGATAATGGTGTAATTACAAAAGATTACAAATATCCAATTTATTCAGTTCTTGCAGATGAATTAGCAAGAAGAACATTTGATGAATCTGGTGATTATACAGTCAGACCATTTAAATTAGCACTAGAAGATAATACTTCAAATACATCAAATTTAGATGTTATTGTATCAACAGGTAAAGCTTATGTTAAAGGTTATGAAATTGATAAAAGTGAAGCAACAACAATTACTGTTGAAAAACCAAGAGATACAGCTAATGTTCAAAATAAAAGAGTAAGTGCTGATTACGGTAATTTTGTATTCACTAAAAGTCATTACAATACTTTTCCAATAAACGCTATGTTGAATGTAGACATTCATTGTGTAGCAAATGGAAGTATTACAACAACAAGTGCCGCTACAATAGCAAATTCAAAAATAGGAACAGCTAGAGTTAGAAATCTTGAATATGATTCTTCATCTAATACAGCTGATACATCTACATATGAATTTAGAACATTTTTATTTGATGTTGATACATCATCAGGTATAACAGGTAAAGTAAATGCTGTAGCAGCTGACACAACAACAGTTCAGATAGGACAAGCTAACACATCTGAGCTTTTCTCAACAGTTGATAACGCATATAGAGGTGCTCTATTAACAATAACATCTGGACCTGGTTCAGACGAAGCACCTAAATTAATTACTGCTCACACAGGTTCAACAGGAAATCTTACAGTTGAAAGTGCATATGTTACAAAACCAACAGGTGAATCAAACTTTTCAATAGATTTTGATTTTAAACAGGCTGAATCTTTAATTGTATCATCAGCTGCTTCAATAACAGCTGCTGTTGATATAGATGAAAGGTCAAAAGATTCTGCAACAACATATAGTGATGCATTTTTATCTGAAAGTGAATTAGAACCTTTACTATTCGAGTTAGGTCAAAACTATGTTAAAAACGGAACATTAGCTGATTTAACATATACTCATAAAAGATTATTCCCATTACAAGCTTCAGACGGCACAGGTGATATTTCAATATCGCTAACCGATTCAGAAGAAAGTTGGGCTTCAGGTTCAACTGAAGCATTAAAACTACAAAACTATCATGTAGTCTGTACAACAGCTGATAGTGCTGCTAATTATTCAATAGGTGAAGTTGTTAGAGCTTCTAACTTAACTGTTACAGGTGCTTCTACACAATCATTAACACTCAATGTTTCTGGAACAGATTCTAGTTTCCGTGCAAATGTAATTGCAGCTATTGATGTAAGTGATGCAACAGCAGATTCAATTAGAAGTAAAACTGCTAAAATAGCAGGTGCTGATTCTACCATTCTAGCTGTAACACAAGGTGGTTCAGCAGGTACATTAACAGGAACAGCTCCTGATGCAAATGTTGATAGTGGTCTAGCATTAGTTTACGAAGATGAAGGATTTACATACATTGCAAATACAGCCGTAGTAAAAACTCCTGCAACAGAACAATCACTATATGTGCATGATGTTTATGAATTAACAGCTGTTTATGATTATGAAGGAAGTGATATTGCAGCTGCAACTGCTGGAACAGATGTAACTTCAAGATATGAATTAGATACAGGACAAAGAGATGCTTCTTATGACTGGTCATCTATAAAATTAAAAGCAGGTCAAACAGCACCATCAGGACCACTTCTTGTAAAATATAGTCGTTACAAGTCATCTTCTGCTGGTAAGTTTTTCTCTGTTGATTCTTATCCGACATATGCAACAATACCAAATTATTCATCTGATAACGGAACAGTTTATAGTTTAAGAGATGTTTTAGACTTTAGAGCTGTAAGAGATGATGCTTCAGGTTCTTATACATCAACAACAGAAACTTATCAAAATGGTGTTACTGATGGAACAAAGATACCAAGAAATGGTTCAGATATCATAGTAGATTATGATTACTATTTACCAAGAATAGACAAAGTTGTTCTTGCTAAAACAGGAGATTTTCAAGTAGTTAAAGGTAATGCAGATTTATATCCTGTAGAGCCAAATGATTTACAAGATGCTATGACATTGTTCACATTAAAAGAACAAGCTTATCTAGCAAATGTTGCTAATGTAGAGGTTGAATTTAGTGATACTAAACGATTCACAATGCGTGATATTGGTGCAATAGAAAAAAGAGTTCAAAGTTTAGAGTATTATCAGTCATTATCATTATTAGAACAAGACACTTTAAATAAACAAGATTTAACAATTTTAGATTCATCTAATTTACCAAGATTTAAAAACGGTATTATTACAGATGATTTTACTGGTCACTCAATAGCAGAAGTATCAGCTGTTGACTATAAAGCATCAATAGATGTTACAGAAAATGAGTTAAGACCGTCATTTAATATTACATCAGTAGGACTACAATTCGATTCTGCTAATTCAAGTAATTTTGAACAAAGAGGTCCTATTGTAACAATTGCACAAGATTCAATAGACGCATTGATAGACCAACCAAAAGCTTCTAAAGCTATAAATGTAAACCCATTTAATGTTGTTGCATATTTGGGCCATATTGAGTTAGATCCACCATCAGATGTTTGGATTGATGTTACTAGAAAAGCAGATGTTGTTCAAAACATTG